GCTGCTGATGCTGCTGCTTATGCTGCTGCTCGTGCTGCTGATGCTGCTGCTTATGCTGCTGATGCTGCTCGTGCTGCTTATGCTGCTGCTCGTGCTGCTGATGCTGCTGCTTATGCTGCTTATGCTGCTGCTGCTTGTGCTTATGATGCTGCTGGTAAAAATGAACAACAAGCACAGATAGAAATAATGAAACGATATGCCCGTGACGCTTTAGTTAAAATAGCAGCGAACAATGTCGTCACTAAATATCACAATACCTTAAAGAACTTGAAGGATTAAATGAACTCAACGGCTAACATCCCTCTCACCAAAGTGTTTGTGGACAACAAGTACCTTGGCTTAGAAGACGGGGTAACAGAAGCCTATTGGTATGGCATAACATCCATACCCGGTCGCCAGTTCCTTTGCCATGTTATGCTCTACAATGGCTCTAATTGGTACGGACTGCCTTTGTCTTCTCTCAGTATCAACGGCAAGGGATGGAGCGAACTATGCCAATCTCAGGCGTATGATTGCTTCTCTTACGATGTTGCCTGTATCCGCTTTACGTTCCTTCGGGATCAGAGAGCTAAGATGGGCGGAGAAGAAGGCATATACCTGTTCACCGTGGTATCGCATGATAAAGACGGTCATGCTCCATTTGCAGAGTTCCCCGAGCAAGCTAAGACCTTTACCTTCATTGCATTAGACAACGGTGGCATCGTGTGTGGTCCAAATAATTATATCGACTGGCTCGATAAGTCTCTTTATGATATAGGAGACAAACCGGACTACCAAAGATTAGATAAAGTATTTAGGTCTGAGCGCTAACTCAATTTAGTTATAATATCCGATATTATATTTCCGCATGACAGAAGCACAAAAAAAATTTGTTGAGTTAGAAAAAAAGAAAGAATCAATAAAAAAGTACTTCGAAGAGCTAAAAGAAGCTGTTGAACTGGTCTCTAAAGAGATAGGTGTAAATAGCTATTTTCAGGATGAAGAAGGTACGGTCTACAAGATAGTCGAACCCGAGGGTAAGTTTGTTTCTTTCGAGAAAATATCTTACGTAAGAACTAGAAGATCACATGAAACCAGAGGTGATCTTTCTTTAAAAGAAGCTGAAGCTGCGGGCTTCTCTGTGACTAAAAAATAATTCCGAAAATATAATTCTATATGAGTTTATTTCAAGATAAAAAATTCGAAGATCTCGATTGGCTTTCTCAAATAACTGAAACTATAGATTCCGGCATTAACAACGTCTTATCGGCGATGCCAGAAGAAATAATTTTAACGTATGAAGATGTCTTTAACGCGACATGTGATTCTGGTTGGACCAGAAACTGGCATGTAGAAAAATTTATCAAACAAAAGCTATATAATGTTTGTCGAGAAAAAAACATAAATCTTTCATACGAAGAAGATCAAAAAATATACGATTGTTATGCTTTTGAAGTAGCAGACAACACAGTCATGGACATTGAAAGTCAAACTTTGACTGGCCAAGTATCTATTGTAAAGAGAGTTTATACGTTTGAAGATGATTTTCTTCAAAAGAGCATGGGCAAGGGCGCAGAGCAATTATACTGGACAAAGATATCCAGATCTCCCGGAAGAGCACGTGAAATAGCAAAATTGCTTGACGTAAATGTGCAACCGGAGATATTAAGATCAAATAGAAAACTTGGGTCTTTTATATCAAACACCATGCGTAGAATTTTAACAAATAACGAATGGAGAATTAGAAGCACAGACTTAGCCGACAAGGCGTGCCAATGGATTATGGCATACATAGAAAACGGATGTAAGGCTTCGTATAGTAATTTTTGTAGACTTAAGGTTATGACCCACTCTGGCGGTCCAATCTATTCTATACAGGAGGAAAAATGAAAGAAATAGAAGAGGCAATAAGCAAACTTAAAACGAATAAACCTGTTTTCAATATTAAATTAAAATCAGGCTATGACGATAGCTCATGTATAACTATTTCTTTGGTTAATCCAATAGATAGATCTGTAAAAACTGGCGATCCGATATTAGACGCTGTAAGTACAAGATACGACGAATATTTAGATAAAAATGAGCGTAAATTTAAGGTCAACGTAAGTTCAAGCAGCGTATACAACCTCGTTATATTTCCTTTAGTAAAAGCCGTATATGTTAAGAATTCTCCGCTTAAAGAACCTAAGATGTCTAAAACTTATAGATTTTTAAAAACTATCTATAACACCAGAAACGATAACATGTCTAATGCAATCATATCTTTATATAAACACTTACTAAAAGTAGTGGACGATAAATGTGCATTTGTAGATGGTAAAGACGGAGAAAACGCAAAACAGTTCAATCATATAATGTCAAAATTGACAGAAAGATACAGCGTTAAATAATATGCTTAACTCTAAAAGAAAAATAACCAACGAAGACATCGTAAAGTACGAGCCAATGATAGAGAAATACATAAGAGATTCTGTCGTAAAGAATTGGAACGAGGCGAGCGCATCTAAAGGCAGGGGTGACGTATCGTTGGGCAACTCAGGTCTTACTGTTAACGATATCAGACAGCACCTAAGAACAGAAGTTTGCGTTGCACTTACAAAGTATAATCCAGACTTTAAAACTAAAGAAGGCCTCTCTGTAAAGGAATCTACTTTCGTTTTTCAGCATCTGTTCAATAGGATTGGGCAGCTGATGAAAAAGCTCACTCGTAAAAGTTACGGGTACGGCGTGTGGCATTCTAACATAGAGGAAACGCTGTGGGAATCCGATCAGGATCGTGGAAATTAAGCCAGAAATGGTTAAAAGAATACAGGTATCTTGAGCAGGGCGACCATATTGCATCCTTGATAAGAGTATTGTTCAACCTTAATATAGGTAAAGATGCCGTTAATATGTATGTATTTTTAAGTCAGCATGAACAATGGAACAGATTTTGGGGGACTGAATCAGCTAGCACTTGGAGTAAAAATGCCAAGTATAATATAAAATGATGAGAACGTATAAAACTAGCAGCGAAGCATACATAGAAACTCTTAAAGACGTTTACTTCAATTATGACCATAGATCTTCTCCACGGGGCATGCCCATAAGAGAGAAGACAGATTACTCTTTTAGAGTACTTAACCCAGATTCTTCTTCTATAAAAACAAAAGATGAAGATAGAAACAAGGTAATAGAGTCATATACTCAAAAAGAAACTGAACTATATGATTCTTGCTCTAATCAGGCTGAAGATTTCGGTAAGGCGTCTAAGTTTTGGCTCAATATAGCTAACCCAGATAGCACAGTTAACTCTGCTTATGGCTATCTAATATGGAAAAATAAGTCTCACGGTAACGCACAGTATGAACAGGGCGATTGCGCCATGCGAACTCCATGGGAGTGGGCTAAAATGTGTCTTACTCAAGATAAAGACACTAGACAGGCAATATTAAGATTCAGTTTGCCGCAGCATGCTTGGAACGGAGTAAAAGACTTTACTTGCACGATGCATGGCAATTTCTTGATAAGGGACGACAAGCTACATTTCTCTGTTGTCATGAGAAGCAACGATCTTTGGTTGGGTTTGACTTACGACCTACCATGGTTCATGTCTCTTATGGATAAGATGATAGATGAACTCAAGTCAACGTATCCAAATCTTACTAAGGGCTCTTACACTCACACTGTTCATTCACTGCACCTATATGAAAGAGACGAGGAGAAAATTAAAAGAGCCATAGGACTTTAGCATTATCCGATATAATATTCTCACATACGGAGATCTATTATGAGCAATGAAAGTTTACCCCTAGCAAGCAAAGAAAACTTCCTGGCAGAAGTTGAGGTCATGGATCTCAGTGATATCAAGGCTGAACAGTTCTTGGTGGCCGTTGGCACTGGCGATCCTAAAAAAGTCAAGTTCTTGTGTAGCACAGTGCATGGCCCATTTAACTTTGTTGAGATGCTTCAAGAAGTTGGCGACATGTGGCACGCTCATCAGCACCACGCCAAGGTTATTGTTCTTAGTAAAAAATCTACAGAGGCAGTTAAAATGTTAGATCCAAACACTGTTGACTACATCGAGTGTCACTACACTGATCTTATTACTGAGGAAATGCTAGGCGGTGCATTTGACAAAGCGTATACATGCAGGGTTGCAATCTCAGAGAGCGACGAGGATCCTCGTCGCGTTTCCAAGAAAGATGAGGAATAAAACATGAGGAAAAGTAGCGTTGTAAGAAAGATAGATCTTTCTAAGTTTGAAGATGATACTATAGAAGTCAAATTCTCTTCTACGTACAAGTTTAAGTTGTCTCATGTGATGAACATGGATAATTGCGTAAAGTTTGACGCAGAACAAGATTCGCTGCGTCAGTTTATTGTAGATCATTTTTGTTCTTCTTTCTTTTCTGATGCATTTGGCAGAATTCCAGCAGAGTCTTTTAAGTTAGAAGATTTTAAATGCAATCAAAAGCTTGAGCAAGAGTTTGAATCTCAGCATTCTGCTTTCTTAGAAGAAGATAAAAAGCGGCAAAAAGAAAAGGAAGAGAAAGCTAAGGCAGAGGAAAAACAGAACAGAAAGTCTCTGATACAGAGATTGAAAAAACAGCTAACTGAACTCGAAAATGCTGATAAACAAGATACCATGCCTTGATAAGGGCTACGTAGCGATAATAGACTCTATGAACAATAGGGACATCTTGAAAAAGATGTCCCTTAATCTATTTAAAAAAGACGACGTGGACGCCCTCCACGATATGTCTTACTTTACTTTACTCGTAAAGTGTCCACTGTTCGTCCACTTAAACTTATCTAAGTTTAATCTACATATTGTTTCTACGCCTGTTGATGAAGTGGAAACGTACATCCCAAATCCCACAGAGATAGGCTCTACTGACCGGCATACTAACGAGCTAATATCAGACGATATAAGTCGAACGTCAGAAGCGCTCTTATTAAATCCACACGCATATCAGGCAGATGGATGCAACAAATTCATATCTCAGATATTGATGCCGATAAGCACTTATACGACTATAATAGTGTGCGGTCAGTATAAAGAGCTATATAAATTTTGTAATCAAGCTACTATGCCGGATCCGGTAAGAAGCTACGCAAATGCCATAGGCGACATACTCCGCATGGGATGGAAGTAATGAACAAGAAAAAGCAAAAAAATAAAAAACAAAAAGCTAAAACAACAAGCCCCGCTAAAACATCTACTCAAAGAAAAGATCCAAGAATAGAAAAGGTCTACGAAAAAGAAGTAGAATTTATTTGCCCGGTAAGAGGCAAAGTAAAACAGATAGTAAAGATAAAGAAATATAAGACATTAGGCGAATCTCCTATAAGAGAAATAGCAAGATCTTCAGATCCATTGATGGATCTAGATAAGATAGACGATGGACTTTCTATATACGCAGAAGATGACGCAGTAGAGAAATTAAACTAATGGAAATACTGCTTATATTGTTTGGAGTTATTGTAGTCGCAAACTTGATCTCTTCAGTTCAAG